GGTCCAGTTCATCGGCAAGCACCAGTCGGCAGGAACGGCTTGAAAGACTGCTCGGTGAATTTGCACCGGTTATGGAAAGTGAACCACCTGTAAAATGCAATTGCAGCAAAGTGGATTCCGTTTCACCACGCTGCTTCGGTTCATCGATTAATTCTGCCAGTACCGGAGTGTCACGCAACATCGGGCGTAGGCGAAGTTTCGCAAAAGTCTGCGCCATTTCGAGGGTCGGTTGGATCAGTAACGCCGGACAAGGATCTTGATGGACAAAGAACCCGAGAATATTTTCAATCACTGAAGACTTGCCCACCTGGGCTGCACTCATCACCACTATCCGTTCGGTTCTCGGATCGTTGACTGCATCCATGATTCCGCGTTGATATTCGGCACGGTTGGATCGCCATTGACCTGGTTCCGCAGATGCTTCACTCGATAAACGCCTATGGGCATCAGACCATTCAGAAACTTTCCATTTCTTGGGCGGTTTCCATGCCCTACCGAGTTTTTGCAAAAGGGGCTGCGGGATTTCTTGAAAGTTCATCGAGTGCTTCGCGTATTCCATTTTCGACCATTTCTTCACATGCTGGGGTTTCGGTTTCAATCGATAGTTGCGGTGCCAGCCTGCCTGGCAGCACCATAAACCTTTGCTTTGCTGTGGTGATCAGTTTTGCAAGCAGTGATTCGACTGCGGCACGATGCAGCAATTCACCTTCACGTTCCTTGACTTCCATTTCACGCAGTTGCCGTAATGCACGTTCCTTCCGTGCCCGTTCAAGCAGGAAATCGGGTTCGGCATCATCGGGTTCGGGTTGCTGCTTCGCGTAACTCAGCCAGGCGGATCGGCGGCCTATTGCCGTCAGCACTTGTTCTGCATCCACCTTGTTATCCGGGCCCAGACGGATTCCTTTTCGGCGGGCCTGGGATCCGATGTATTGACCTGAGCAACCCGCAATCCGTCCGAGTTCGGTCCATGTTGTTCTCATAAGTATTATCTATGTTTGAATCTAATTTGATAGTTTACACTTATTATTATACTGGGGTTCGCAATCCCCTCACCTAAATCAGCCCAAAAGGACCCCGCGTAGGTTGTTCAGTACCTTGGGAACCTTGCCCTGAAGTAGGATCTTTTTTGCAATAGTTCATTTGAGTAAAAGCCTCTCCAATCCCATCCAACCGCCCAATTGGAGGATCAATCCGCCTGACTGAAATATTATAGTGCGGATATTGTCCGTGAACATCAGGATGCAGGGTGGCTGCAACCTCAATATCAGTCCGAGAAACATAACGCCAAGCCCAATGCTCGATAATGTGTTTCAATGGTGAGCATCTTTTGGACGGGTATTTGGTTTTCTCCTTTCCATCCAGCCACTCGTATGCAATCCGAATACAGTCATTATGTTCGTGGTACGGGGGCAAACTGTACTGAGTCACCTTTTTGCCCTCTTCAATTTCTTTATCTGTCAACATGCGAAACTCCTTGTTTCTTGATGTTAAAAGTTACCTTGATTAATATAATCCTTCCGGATCGATCCCGGCATTTTTCAACCGTGGTTCAATCCATTTCAATGCGCGATGCTCCGCAGCCTCGCGATGCATCAACGCGTCATGTTCGAAGATTGCAATGCGTTCCTCGAATTCAAAGATCAATTGATCGATCTCCGAAAAGGTTGGTTCTTCCTCTGAGTAATTTTCATTAGTAAAGCATCGTTTCCAGGCTGCGGTTATTGATTCCATGTAACCATTGTTTTTTGGACTGGTAACACTGGTAACAGTGGTAACGCCCTCTGTTTGCAACGGTTTAGCTGTTACCTCAACATTTTTCAAAGTGGTAACAGTGGTAACAAATTCATTCGAGTGGTCCCACCTGTTACCACCATTTTTCGGCGAGTGGTAACACGTAATCCCTTCTGCCCGTAACCTGTTACCACCGGTCCCACCTGTTACCACCATTTCGGGAATAGTTTTAAACTTGTCCCAATCAAATTCCATCAATCCCATCCTTTTGTTGAAAATACGTAACATCGGTTTTGTCCAAGCCCGGGTAGTCGAATGTTTTGTTGTGTGTGCTTTCCATCGTTGTCCTTTTCAATCCATTGGTGATCCACTAAAACCTTAATGGCATTCTTGTAATCCAGTCCTGCGCATATTTCTTCCCTGAAGACTTCGGGCAATACCAGGTATTCTTTTTCATTCTCCTCATTCCTCCAGAATCCGGCACGATTGTGAAACACTCGATTATCTTCTTCGCTACGTTCCATCGGTTCGAACCGCGATCCGCCATGTTTTTCGAAGAACAACCGGACTTGCTTGAGAATGTTTTGATCTTCCTTGGGACCAGAACCAAATTCCCGCAGCCAATCCTGGAAACATTTCACTATTGACAACTCCGTTTCTTCTTTATCCCAATCACAGAACCCCTCATGAGCAATCAGAGCTCCGGCTGCTGCCACCAACCCGAAACGACGAGCTGCACGGGTCACCTGTCCGGAAGATTCTTCAGGTACATGATCAAAAATGAATTTCTGAATCTTTTCTGGCAGTTGATCAGCCAGGGCTTCCCGGTTTTTAACCACCCAACGTAACCATAATCGCCCAACCGTGCCGTGATATTTTGCTGCACAATCCTTTAATGCCAACGACAACGCCGCTCCGCTTTGAAGATCATGCAATTGATCAAAAGCACCCAAACCTGCACCGGCATCAGCTGGAATATCAAGCAACCGTAATTCCTGGCCTGGTGTCGGTTTTCTCCGTACACGAGCCATCAGGTTGGATAGTGATTCTTCACCAGTTGAAAGGAACAATAGTTTCCAGGTGAGCACTCGTCTTGCTGAACCTGTTCTATTAGCGCGGGCTTTCTGTTTGCCATTTGCCAGCAGAAAAGCTGCTTCTCCGGCATGTTCAGGTGCAATTTCAGATATTTCATCAAGGGTTAAAAAACCATCATTGTGCAGTGCGGCCAAGCCTTCGAGGGCATTGGAAGTGCTACGCCAACCCCGTACTGCTTCATCTGGCAACCCGTAAAACGATGCTGCAGCCACCAACAAAGATGTTTTCCCACTGCTCGAGGGGCCACGAAGATGGAAACCGCCGCCTTCCACTCCGGCAAGTTCCAGCAAAGGCGCAGCAGCAGCACAAGCAATTGCGAATTGAGCACGGCTGTTACCTTGGGCTAAACATCCAAGAGAATTCTTCCAATCTTCCAGGGAACCGGTTTGCTGATTCGCCTGATGAATAGGTGAATCAAGCTGAAGCATGATAGGCTCGTCATCATCGCCACCAATCGCTTGATCCGAAGTCACGAAAGTTCCACCATGCCAGCCCAGTTTCTCTACGCTGCGAACCCGAACATCTACCGGCCAAAGTTTGATGTAAACCATCAGCAATTCCCGGGCTTTTCGATTCGATGAAATCAGCAACCCCTTCTCTGCCAATTCTCGCCTAATTTCGGAACCATCTACCGATTCCAGCAATGAAGCAGGGCATGCCCATTCGTGAAGTTGTTTATCTGGATCTTTCCAACTTAAGAAGCGCCCCCAACTCTCCGAATTCACATTTCTACAATAAGCTCTGACTTTCAAACGTGAACACAACCAAAGTGGTTCCTGGGGTTCAATATCTCCGTTCTTGAGGGTTTTATGTGGAGGACAAAAATAAACAACCTTCGGGCGTACTTCGAACCGGCCGCCGGCATAAGACATTTTTTCAATGGTTTCCCCGGAATCGGTTTTCTCGGTTGTTTTCTTCCAACGGGGCTTGCTCCATCCTCGTCCTATTGCATCTGCGAAAATGCTTTTTATTGTGATGCTGTTGGGCTTTAATCCATCCCAGGTTTTCCTACAATCTGCTTCCCCTTGGTACCCCTGCCCCGCCCTGCTCGACCATGCATGCCAGATTTCGAATGCATCAGGAAGATTCGATTTTTTTAACGCCATTCCATATTTGATCCATTTCTCCCGGTCCGATGGATCCAGCACTTTCAGGGCAGAGAGTATATCTTCAGCGGATACTGGCGGAGGCATATCTCCGAATGCTTTCCATGCATCCTGATCGGTTTCTGCATCGGCTTTATTTGAATCCCCCCACTTTGCAACATCCAATTCTTCGGCATCGGGATTGATCACCGTTTCCGGATCATGCGGAATGAACATAAATTTGTTCTTGTTTCGGCATGTTGAATCGATCTCAGCATCAAATGTACCCTTTACATATCTTTGCGCGGCAAGGAATGAATCATCATGGCTAGTCCCTGGATGCTTCGGGATCCTCATTCCTGCTTTCACCCCGTCTCCTGACGGGGATATGGAACAAAACAGAATGTGCTTGTCAGCAGCTAAACGTTTTTTCATTCCCTGCGGGTCTGCTTCGTGATCAACATCGATTTGCAAGATTCCTGTGTGATCCGGGTTTTCTTTGTTCGCAATACGATTGTCTGGGTATCCGGATAAAAAAACGCCGGGGAGTTTTTCTTTCAACCCGCGCCAACGATATTTATTCTGCTCGGTTTGGTTTTTTTCGAATGATTCGCGGGCCTGGCGAACGTCAGCAATCTTTTTTGAAAGCCCGTTCGATCCGGTCCGGCATTGCTGCAACACCTCTCCCAGGGTGGTGGTTGTGACTACTTTATCCGATGCATACCGTAATGCAGGCAAACGGATTTCTGAGATTTCAGGAGGGAGGTTTAGGGGGTCTTTTATAGTTTCTGTTAACATAACTCAACCTTCCATGGTTGAGCGCATTGATGTTCCGGAGGGGTTAGGATAAAATATTGGTTCCGAAACAATTCCGCGCGTTTCGATAATTGGGCCCGGTTTCACATCTTTGAGGATCGGGCCCGATGCTTTTTCGCGGCAACCGCCGCAGCCTCCTTAATCCTTTTCTAGTTTCTAGTTTCGATTCGATTTCCAGCAAGCCAGGCTTTGATATCCGGAAGGGAATAACTCACCCTTCGACCCGTTTTATGGTAAGGGATTCCGGTTCCATTAAATCGATGCCTGCGCAATGTTTTAACGCTCAAGTTCACGAGCTCTGCGGTTTCGTGTTCATTCAGGTGCCGCAGTTGTGCTAATGAATCGGGGAGGCTTGTTTCAATGTGTGGTCTCATAATCCAACCTTTAATGCGATTATACCCAGGAATCTCCCTGGTGATTATGAGTTTATAAGGCAGGGGTGTCTTTTGTCATTGCTGGAAGGTATGCGAAGGAATCGCATAAATTTTCGCAATCTATATTAGATAGGTTCGGCAAAGCAGATCAACATCAGGATCTGGGAATTTATCTGTGATATTCCCTCCTGAATTGAGAGAACTCAATTTCAGTTCTTTCCCCTTGTTCATAAAGTGATCGATAGCGAGTTTATTGTTGATATTTAAGTTATCCCTAGATATTAACCTTCTTAGTACAGCAATAGTTTGCAACCAATTAAAACGAGGTGTTTCTGGATCCACAGCCTCTTTGAGAGATGATGTAGAAAATCTTTTTAAAACTAATTGCTCAGATCCCTTCTCAACCCATCCCTGTTCCACCATTGCACCAAAAAGATTATGTAAGTTAGAAATTGAAAACTCAGTTTGGATTTTCGGAACATTAAATTCAGAAATAGGTACTGGGTCTTTTTTCTCCACCCAAATATTTGATAGATGAATGGTTACTGGTTCCGGTATGGAGAATCTATAATATTCCTTATCATCTTTTGGTATGTAATCAAGTAAAACAAATGAAGGAGTTAGTGATAGATATTTTGCAAAATCGACTACAGGTTGGGCTGGAAAAATCCAAGGGGGCTCATTTAAAGCGAGTTCATTCCAATATTCTACAGTTATATAACAATCATTTCCTCGTAAACTTCGATCAAATTCATTTAAAATAAAGGTGTCTGTATCTGCATCTGTAGATGTGAAGTGGCAAATTTTTATGAAACCTGAAGACGGGCGAATGTAAATCCTTATTCCCTTTTCCTCGGACAGTTTCTTTACATGGTTTCTCAAAATTTCATACCATTCGCTACCTTCTTTTCTAGCATAATCCTCTAGTCGTAATTCCATCTAATTCAATCTCTTAGGAAGTCAGATTGACCACATTAACTTTCGGAGAATAATCCCCTTTGATGTGTTTATCGATGATATCTCCGGTTTTGTCAGATGCCTGTTTAGCTTCGTTACTTGCTATTTCGATATACCTCAAAGTGGTGTTTAAATCCTTATGTGTCATTAATTCCTTGAGCAGCAAGGGAGGGGTTCCCGCTACGGCATGCAGAGTCCCGAAAACATGTCGAAGTCCATGAACCATGCGGAAATTTTTTGGAAGTCCTGCACGTTCTCTGATCCGAGCAGATGTTTGAGTGAAGATTTTATCTGACAGTCCTAAGACACAACCAGATTTAGAAAAGAAGACCACATCTTTTGATACCGCTTCCTGATTCCTCAAATGTTTAATTTGATACTGCTCATCAAGGATTTTTTTCATTGATGCAGAAATGGGGATTTTTTCATCATGACCACTTTTCGCATCTCTTATGAGCAATTCCATATAATCGAAATTGCAATCTGACCAAACAAGTTTGCATATCTCGCTTTTCCTCATGCCTGTATGCAACGCCATCAGGTAATAATTTCTGATTTGCTGGGGTTCTTCATCAAGTGCCTTCAGAAACGAAGCAAGCTCAGCAGGACTGAAACGTTCAGTGGTTTTATTGTTGATCTCTCTGTTTTTTGGGATAGGAAGTTCAAAATCAATTGGTCCGCAAACCCGATGCTTCATACCATGCTTGATAATGGTGTTTAAAATTCCGATCACGTTTGAAACGGTTTTGAGTTTTCCATTATTTTTTAAAATGTCCCGCCTTATCCTTAGAACATCCGTTTCTGCTAATTCATCAGGAGTCTTGTCCTTAATTTGCTTGAAGTGTTTTTCAAAGGTCTTTTGTAGCTTTTTTCCAGACTTTAAAGGCATTCCCCTTTCATCGGCTTTATCTGCTAGATAGCGATTGAAGAGGTTTTCGAGGTTGGGTCGATGTAATCGGGCAATGCGTTCAGCTTCATCTGATTGCCTCTTTTCTCGGTTCGATGGTTCACCATCGATCCTTCTTCCACGTTCCTGCGCTGCTCTGGCTGGTGTCCAATGCTTGCCAATCAATCGATCTTCAATTAGATTTCGATTGCCAGGCCGCCGATATCGGATATAGAAGATCTTTCCGGTATCCGTTTCCCGGAAAAAAACGCCGGGATATTTGGTTTTGATGCGGGGATATTGGGGTGACTTCATCGGGTTTCTCAAATTCACTTTAATTTTATTTCCCACCATATTTCCCACCACTTTGGGTGGTTTTTGTGGGGTGGTCTTGAGTAATCCTGACTTTAAATTATATTATAAAATATTGATTTGCAAGAGAAAAATAGCAATTGTGGGCAATGAATGGAATTCTGTGAAAACTGGAAATTTAAGGTTCGATCCCTTCCGCCCCAGCCAGTTTGTATATTAAAATTCCAATAACATTTCATTTATTTAAACCGGTTTTTTCTCATTAA